TGGCGTTGGTGATGGCCCGCAAGGTGCGAAATCTGATTAATACGCCTGAGTACAAGGCTATTTTCCCGGCAACTGCCATTGCATCAGACGCCAAGGCGGCGGGACAGTGGAACACCACCCGTGGGGGCGAGTATTTCTCTATTGGAGTGGGGGGTGCGCTGGCCGGACGGGGTGCTAACCTCATAATTGCAGACGATCCGCTGTCCGAACAGGACATTAAGTCGGGCAATACCACCTCATTGGACGCTACATACGAGTGGTTTAGTGCGGGCCTGCGTACTCGCCTCATGCCTAACGGGAAAATATGCGTTTTGCACACGCGCTGGCACCAGCGGGACTTGATTGGGCGGCTTTTAAAGGATTCTGCGGTCAACGAGGGCGGCGATGTCTACGAAGCCTTTGAATTTCCTGCGATTCTTAACGAAAACACCGAAAACGAGAAGTCAATATGGCCTGAGCAGTGGTCAATTGAGTCTTTGCAGCAAACTCGGGCGTCGATGCACCACATTATGTGGCAGTGGTATGCGCAATATCAGCAGAACCCCACCGCGTCGGAGGCTGCGATCATTAAGCGGGAGTGGATTAAATGGTGGGGGAAGAAAGACCCGCCGACAATCGACTTTATTGTGCAGTCCTACGATACCGCCCTTACTACTAATAACCGGTCAGACTATTCCGTGTGCCATACGTGGGGTACGTGGACAAGCGAGGAGGACAACAGTAATAATGTGATCCTGCTTAACTCGGTCAAGGGTAAGTACGAGTTCCCTGAGCTGAAAATCATGGCCCATGAACAGTTTGCCAACTGGGAGCCGGACAGTGTGATCGTGGAGGCTAAGGCCAGCGGACAGCCGCTTATCGACGAGATGCGCCGATCAGGTATTTTTGTGCAGGATTTTAGTCCGGGGAAAGGACAGGATAAGATCGCACGGTTGAACTCCGTGGCGGACATGTTTGCCTCCGGGCATGTGTGGTTTCCCGAGACTAGCTGGGCAGCAACCACAGTAGAAGAAATACTAGCGTTTCCTGCTGGGGAACATGACGACGAGGTTGACACCATGACGTTGGCGCTAATACGTATTCGTAAGGGTGGACTACTTACCATGAAGAGCGATCCCGAAGACGAACAGTTTTTCCGTAGTAACCGTCGCCCTGCGTATTATTAGGAACACTTTTAAGGAATTAATATGGCTACCAATAGCATGAGCCCTTCCCTGTACCAAGCCCCGATGGGCATTGACGAAGGCGTTGACGACCCAATTGAGATTGAGGTGGAGAATCCTGATAGCGTTAAGATTAATACTGGGGGTATGGAGATTGAGATTCTGCCCCACGGTGAGGGCGAGTTTGACGAGAACTTAGCTGAAGTCATGGAAGAGAGCGAGTTGCAACTACTCGGCTCTGAGCTTATTGAATTGATTGACGCCGATATCCAGTCACGCAAAGACTGGGTTGAGATGTATGTCAAGGGGCTGGAAGTCCTTGGTATGAACTACGAAGAGCGCACTGAGCCGTGGAACGGTGCATGCGGGGTGTTCTCCACCATACTTACTGAAGCGGCTATCAGGTTCCAGTCAGAAACCATCACCGAAAGTTTCCCAGCGCAGGGCCCAGTTAAGACACAGATTATTGGGGAAGACACCCCCGAGACGGCAGAAGCTGCGGATCGTGTCCGGGAGGACATGAACTACCAGTTGACTGAGGAGATGCCTGAATACCGGCCCGAGCATGAACGCATGCTGTACAACCTTGGCTTGGCAGGCGCGGCGTTTAAGAAAGTGTACTTCGACCCAGCGTTGGGGCGTCAGACAGCGATGTTTATCCCAGCCGAAGACCTCATCATCCCGTATGGCGCGTCCAGTGCGCAGACTGCGGAGCGTGTTACGCACCTCATGCGTAAGACCAAGAATGAGATTAAACGCCTACAGGTGGCGGGCTTCTACAGGGACGTTGAGCTTGGTGAGCCGGACAATACTCACACTGATGTAGAAAAGAAAAAAGCTGAAGGGCAAGGCTACTCCCTGACCGATGATGACCGGTACCAAGTTTATGAAGTCCACGTTGACTACGACATGCCGGGGTACGAGGACAAGGACGGGGTGGCGCGTCCGTATGTGGTCACTATTGACCGTAGCAGCACCGAGATTCTGGCTATCCGGCGTAACTGGGAAGAGGACGACAAGTTAAAACTAAAGCGCCAGCACTTCGTACAGTACACCTACGTACCGGGGTTTGGGGCCTACGGCCTTGGGTTGATCCATTTGATCGGCGGCTATGCACGCGCAGGCACTTCCCTAATTCGTCAGTTGGTAGATGCGGGCACGCTGAGTAACCTGCCCGGAGGGATGAAAGCCCGTGGGCTACGGGTCAAGGGTGACGATACGCCTATTGCACCGGGCGAATTCCGGGACGTTGACGTTGCATCGGGGTCAATCCGTGACAACATCATGCCGCTTCCGTATAAAGAACCGTCGCAAGTTCTGGCGGCGCTGCTTAACCAAATCACCGAAGAAGGTCGCCGTCTAGGGTCGATTGCTGATTTGAATATCAGCGACATGGGTGCGAACGCTCCGGTAGGTACGACTCTGGCGTTGTTGGAGCGCCAGCTTAAGACCATGAGCGCGGTGCAGGCGCGGGTTCACTACTCGATGAAGCAGGAGTTCAAGCTGCTCAAGGCGCTGATCCGTGACCATACGCCGCAAGAGTACAAATACAAGCCCGAAGGCGGGAACCGTAAAGCTAAGCAGTCGGACTACGACTTGGTTGAGATTATCCCGGTCAGTGATCCCAACAGCAGCACAATGGCGCAGCGGATCATGCAGTATCAGGCGATTACCCAACTGTCTGCTCAGGCTCCCAATATTTACAACCTACCGTACCTACATCGCCAGATGATTGAGGTGTTGGGGGTTAAGAACGCCGACAAGATCGTGCCTATTGAGGACGACCAGAAGCCGCGTGATCCGATCAGCGAGAACATGGCCTTCCTTAAGGGTAAGCCTACGCAAGCGTTTATCTACCAAGACCATGAGGCCCATATCGCGGTGCATTCGACATTCATGCAAGACCCGATGATAGCCGCGCAGATCGGTCAGAGCCCGATGGCCCAGCAGATGCAGGCGGCAATTCAGGCTCATATTGCAGAACACCTCGGGTTCCTGTACAGGTCTAAGATTGAGGAGCGCCTTGGGGCCCCGTTGCCTAAGCCGGACGTTGAGCTTCCACCTCAGTTGGAGGTCGAGTTGTCACGCGCTGTGGCGCAGGCATCGCAGCAGTTGTTGCAGATGAATAAATCTCAAGCGGCTCAGGCTCAAGCCCAGCAGCAGATGCAAGACCCGATCATCCAGATGCAGATGCAAGAAATTCAAATTAAGAAGCAGGAAGCTGACAGTAAAGCTAGGAAAATCGACGCGGACATAGCACTTGCTCAAGCCCGCTTGGCTTTGGATGCGGACAAGAGCGGCATCGACCCAATGCAGATTGAGCGGGAAGCAATGCAGGCTGAGCAGATGCACCAGCAACAGCTTCAGATTAATGCTCAAAAAGCAGCCCAAGCCCAACAGCAACAGGCCCAAGCCCAACAGCAACAGGCCCAGCTACATCAACAGGGCATGATGCACAAGGATCAAATGCAGCAACAGAAACTGGCAGCGGGGGGTAGTGTAAATGAGCAATGACGCAATGAGCCTGCTGATTAAGCAGATGGATGAGGACATCCAGCAGTTATCCCAAGTTGTTTCGGATGGAGCCGCTACAGATTTTTCGGAGTATAAATATTTGTGTGGGCAGGTGCTAGGGTTAACCCGAGCGATGAATTATGTAAAAGCTATGGAGCAACGCCTGCAAAGGGCGGAGGATTAAGTTTGGATGGGTTTATCTGGGGTTACCCGCCGAAATACGCTCAAACCCCATGCGTGTAAGGAAAACAAATGAAAGACTTTAATGTCGCTGCGGTTGATCTATCTGGAATTCTAAATACTGAGCCAGAAGAAAAAGCCAAGCAGGTACCTGACCCTGCAACATATTACTTGTTGTGTATGGTTCCAAAAGCCGAAGAAGAAATTAACGACTCTGGAATTGGGTTGGTAAAAACAGCACAAATGATGCACCACGAGGAACTTCTGTCCCCCGTGTTATTTGTGGCAAAAATGGGGCCTGACGCCTTCAAAGACGAGAAGCGATTTCCAAGCGGCCCAAGCTGCAAGGTAGGCGACTTTATCCTTACTAGGCCCAATACCGGCACGCGGATGAAAATCCACGGTACTGAGTGGCGGCTAATTCATGATGAGTCTGTAGAAGCAGTTGTGCAAGACCCACGCGGCATTCAACGTCCTTAAGGAGTCACCATGGCAACAGAACAAACTACATTTGAATTTCCTGACGAAATCGAGGCGAAGAACTCCCAAGTAGCCCCCGAGTCCGAAGCGGAAATTGAAGTCGTTGACGATACTCCTGCGGCTGACAGACACCGCACTCCTATGAAGGAGGCCCCGGCTCCGGTAACGGACGAGGAGTTGGCTAAGTATTCTGACCAGAAGCTCAAAGACCGGCTGGCCCATATTAATAAGGGCTACCACGAGGAGCGTCGGGCAAAGGACACAGCTATACGTGAGCGGGAAGAAGCCTTGCGTATGGCTGAAGCGGTTGTAGAAGAGAATAAGCGCCTACAGGGCTCCCTAGCTACTAACCAGACAGCTTTACTGGAACAAGCCAAGAAAGTGGTGGAGTCGGAGATTGATAGCGCCCAGCGGGAATATAAGGACGCCTATGAATCCGGGGATACTGATCGGCTCGTTAAGGCGCAGGCAAAGTTAACTACCGCCGCAATCCGGGCAGACAAGGTAAATAATTTTAAGCCCGCCCCTTTACAAGAGCCAAAAACTGTAGTAAAACCCGCGCCAGTATCTGAAATTCATCCTGATACCCAAGCATGGATAGATAACAATCCGTGGTGGGGTAAGAACCGGGGTATGACTGCGTATGCGGTTGCACTCCATGAGGATGTACTGGATTCTGGAGTTCAAAATGGCAGCAAAGAATACTTTGAAGTCATCGACAAGGAAGTGAAAGCAAGGTTCCCTGAAGCATTTGCAGAGGAACCCGCTGATGCGAAGCCATCTCAGCGAACAAAGTCAAATGTTGTAGCACCGGCTTCACGTAGTACAGCGCCTAGAAAAATCGTACTTACACAAACGCAGGTAAATATCGCCAAGCGGCTTGGGGTTCCTTTGGAACTTTATGCTCGTAAGGTTGCTGAAGAAATGAGGAAACAAGCATGACTGAACAAATTCGCAAAAGTAGAGAACTTGATACTCGTGAGGCTACTGCCCGTCCTACGCGGTGGAAACCTCCCCAGCTTCTCCCTGATCCAAAACCGGAACATGGGTATGCGTTTCGCTGGATTCGTATTGCTACTTTGGGCAAAGATGATCCGACTAACTTGAATTCAAAGCTTCAGGAGGGCTGGGAGCCCGTGAAAGCATCTGACCATCCCGAAATTCGGTTGTTTGGGGCGTCCAACAAGGACTTTCCGGGCAATATCGTTACCGGTGGTTTGATTCTTTGCAAATCCCCAGTAGAGTTTGTCGAGCAACGTGACGAGTACTTCCGTAACCAATCGGATACCCAAATGAACTCGGTAGACAATACTTTCATGCGTGAGAATAACCCGAAGATGCCTTTGTTCAAGGAACGAAGCTCTAGTGTTACTTTCGGTAAAGGTATTTAATTTTTTGGAGTTTAACTATGGCTTATCCTACAGTTAGCGCCCCATACGGTCTAAAACCTGTCAATCGAATTGACGGTATGCCTTATGCTGGTGCTATTCGTCAGATTCCCGTAGCTGCTGGCTTTGCAACCGCTATTTTTAATGGCGACACTGTACAAGTTGACAGCACCGGCTATCTGGTTCTTTCTTCCACCACCAATTCTGGTGCAGTGGTTGGCGTTTGTCTCGGTGGTCAGTATGTAAACTCTAGCGGTCAAACCGTTCAGGGCCAATATCTGCCTGCTTTGATTTCTACGTCTACCAACCTTGCTTATGCATACGTTGTGGATGATCCTATGGCACTATTCAAAGTAGCCGTGGTTTCGTCTGGCACGACCATGAGTTCCGCAGGTCGCACTGTGGTTGGAACCAACTTGGCCTTGGTACTGAATGCTGGTAACACCACCACTGGTGATTCCGCATTTGCCGTTACCTTGACTGGTGCTGGTACTACCGCGACTATCCCAATCCGTGTTATCGACGTAGTGCCTGAGACTGCTACCGCAGCCGATACCTACACCGAACTATTGGTGAAGATCAACACTCACCAATATAACAACACCACTGGTGTTTAAGGAGTAAATCATGGCTATTTCACGCGCACAACTACTTAAAGAACTGCTCCCCGGACTGAATGCATTGTTTGGTCTGGAGTACGCTAAATACGGCGAAGAGCATAAAGAAATCTACGAAACCGAAACGTCGGAGCGTAGCTTTGAAGAAGAAACGAAACTGTCTGGTTTCTCCGCTGCACCTGTTAAAAATGAAGGCTCTGCCATTCAGTACGACAATGCACAGGAAGCATGGACTGCTCGTTACAACCACGAAACCATTGCCCTTGGCTTCTCCATCACGGAAGAAGCTGTGGAAGATAACTTGTATGACTCACTGTCTGCTCGTTACACCAAGGCACTGGCTCGTGGTATGGCTTACACCAAGCAAGTCAAAGCAGCTTTTGTGCTGAACAATGCATTTACCACTACTGTCGTTTATGGCGATGGCGTGTCTTTATGCAATACAGCACACCCGCTGATTTCTGGTGGCACTAACAGCAATCGTCCTTCCACTGGCGCTGACCTGAATGAGACTTCGTTGGAAAACGCAGTTATTCAGATCGCTGCTTGGACAGACGAGCGCGGCCTGCTGATCGCAGCTAAGCCAAACAAGCTGGTTGTTCCTCCATCTCTGATGTTCGTTGCTACCCGTCTGTTGGAAACCAGCCTCCGTGTTGGTACTACCGACAACGATATCAACGCACTGAAGAACAATGGTTCGATCCCCGGTGGCTACTGCGTTAACCACTTCTTGACCGACACCAATGGCTGGTTCCTGACCACTGACGTACCTAACGGTTTAAAGCACTTTGTGCGTACACCGCTGGCTAACTCAATGGACGGTGATTTTGACACGGGGAACGTGAGATACAAGGCACGCGAGCGTTACAGCTTCGGCGTATCTGACCCACTAGGTATCTTCGGATCGCCCGGTTCGGCATAAAAACCAAGGGTTTACCCCTAGTTTTAAGGCCCTTCGGGGCCTTTTTCTTTGTCTGTTAGTTTTTGAGTAGATTACCTGTGTCGTACCACAACCTATTGGGTATTACCTGTAACTAAACGACTGAAACCATCTTGCACCCCCCTGAAAAATAGTGTATATTGGAGCCACTCCGGGGTTCCCGGTGCATCAAACTGTCCCGGCAGACGACATACCGATTGATGCACTTCACTTGTATGTAAGGAATTATCATGGGATTCGCAACTCATCTCGGCCCTTGGCTGCTTGGCACGGTTAAAAACACCACAGGCACTACTGCTGGCACGATCCGCAACATGGGCGCAACTATCGTTGCCCAGACCTACACCGCAGCCACAGCCACTATTTTGGCATCCCCCACCGCAGTACAGATGTTTGTCCTGCCCGCAGGAGCCAAGATTGTTCGTTTTGGCCTTGAAGTCAATGTTGCGCTGACTGGCGCAACAAACTGCGGCGTTACCATCGGTAGCAGCGGCACTGCCAACTTGTACATGGCTTCGGTTAACACCGGCACTTCAGCGGTTCAGACTTCCCCCGCTACCATCGCTGCGGCTACTTCAGGCGTTTATGACAGCATTGGCACAACTGATGCGATCATCTTTGGTACGTTTACCGCAGCTACTGCGGATGCTACTGCCGGTACGATTACTGTCACTGTTGAGTACATCGTTCGTGACTCTGACGGTTCAGCCAACCCAACCGCTACACAGCAGTAATTAATCTCAGGGGCTTCGGCCCCTGTTCTAAAGGAGATTGATTATGGGTATGCAATATGATGTTAAGTCGCAACACGCGGCTGTTTCTGGCTTGATGGTTCCGTACCGAACTCGTTTAAAAGGGGCTGTAATATTTCCTTTCAGCGGTGCTACGGGCTACTCGTCTTTTGTTGATAACACCTCGATTGCTGGTACGTACGCACGCGCCACAACCACCGCAACTGTAACCGCAGCAAACCACGGTTTGTCTACGGGGCAGTGGGTGTACTTGGACTGGGATTTGACTGATAACCCCTACCAAGTAACTGTGACAAACTCCAACGTCTTTACAGTAACTGTGGCAGACAGCGGCGCAGCAAGCGGTAACGTAACTGTGTACAACAAGATGTTGCTTCAGGCCGATGCCTCAAACGCTACGGCGTATAACTTA